TAAAAAAACTCCTGCGGCCTTTAGTTCAAGAGAACAGTATCTTAGAGCATTAGTAGTAGCAAACTTAAAACCAGATGCAAAAGATTATTCAAGACTTAAAAAAGAAGCATCAATTGGTTTTGGTGTAAGGGCTGGAAAATCTTTATTAAAACCAGAAGAGCAAGAAGAAGAACCAACAGTACAAAAGAAAAAGAAGGGTGGTTCTGTGGTAGAACGTAATCCTTACAACTATACAGCAAAGGCAATATAGAACATGGCAACTGAACGAAACCCATTTGATCCTATTCCAACCACTGAACTTTCAATTGTTGAGATTGAATCAGGTACGCTAGAAAAAGGTGAGGAAGAGGAAACAAGTATTGAGTATGATCCTGAAGGTGGCGGGGTTATTGTTGAGTTTAAAACTAATGCTGATGAAGGTTTGTCTGAAGAACAAAAGGATGAAACTGAAGAAGAGTTTTTCAGTAACTTGGTTGAAGACTTAGATGATGATACTCTTGATGATATTGCAAATCAGGTGTATGATAATTTTACAGCGGATAAGGATAGCCGTGCTGACTGGGAAAGCATGTTTGAAAGAGGCTTTGACCTTTTAGGTCTAAAGCTGGAAGATACTTCAGAACCATTTGAAGGAGCATGTACTGCTGTACATCCTGTTCTTATTGAGTCAGCAGTTAAGTTTCAGTCAAAGGCTACGCAGGAACTGTTTCCTGCCAGCGGTCCTGTCAAAACACAGATCGTTGGTAATGTAGATATTGAAAAGGAAGAACAAGCTAAACGTGTCAAGGAGTTTATGAACTATCAAGTAACTGAGCAAATGCCAGAATACTTTGATGAATTTGAACGTATGCTGTTTCATCTTCCACTTATTGGATCAGCTTTCAAAAAGATTTATTTTGATAGTAATCTAAACCGTCCTGTATCAGAGTTTGTACCTATTGATCAGTTCTATGTGTCATATTATGCAACTGACTTGCGCAGGGCAGATCGTTACACCCATGTTATCTACCGTTCACCTATTGAAATGCAACGAGATATTGCATCTGGCATGTATTCAGATATTGATCTGCCACAAGCAAGCCAACCAAATCTAAGTCCAATCTCTCAAAAGATGGATACAATCATGGGTTTGTCACCAACCAGTGACAACGATCCACAATATGTGCTACTTGAACAACACTGCTATCTTGATTTACCTGAGTTTCCGTCTGAAGATGGTGTAGCATTACCTTATGTTGTCACTATGGAAGAGAAATCCCGTAAGATTTTATCCATTCGACGTAACTATAATAAGGATGATCGTCGTAAAGAAAAGAAAATCTTCTTTACACACTATCGTTTTGTACCGGGTTTTGGTTTTTACGGCTTAGGTTTAATACATTTTCTGGGTAACTTGACCATGACTGCTACCGCTGCCATGCGTAGTCTGGTAGATGCTGGTCAATTTGCTAACCTTCCGGGTGGATTTAAGGCAAAAGGCATGAGGATTGTCGGAGATAATGATCCTATTTCCCCCGGAGAGTTTCGCGAAGTTGAAGCAACTGGTAATGATCTGTCCAAGATGATCATAAACTTACCTTATAAGGAACCATCACAGACCCTATTCCAGATGCTCAACTTCGTGACAACTACTGCACAGAAGTTTGCTGACTCAACAGAGCAGGTTGTGTCGGATGCTGCCTCGTATGGGCCTGTAGGAACAACGATGGCTCTATTGGAAGCATCAAGTAAGTTCTTTAGTGCTATTCATAAGCGTCTACATAAGGCACAACATGATGAATTTAAACTACTAGGTAGGATTAATAACGAGTATCTGCCTGATGAGTCTCTGATTGACATTCCAAATGGTACAATCAAAATCATGCGTAGTGACTTTGATGGCAGGATTGACATTATTCCAGTGTCCGATCCTAACATTCCTTCTTCTGCACATCGTATGATGATGGCGCAGCTTGCTTTACAGCTTGCTCAGTCATCACCACCCGGTATGTTTAACATTGAAGAACTAAATAGGACGATTCTAACTACTGCAAACATTCCTAATCTTGACAAGATCATGCCACGTAAGCCTGATCCTGTACCTTTAGACCCAATTAGTGATATTGCAGCAGCAGTAAAGGGTATGCCTATTAAAGCATTTGTTGGTCAGAACCATGATGCACACATTCAAGCTAAAACGATGTACCTTCAAGACCCAATGAATGGTGCTAACCCACTAATGCAGCGTATTGTTCCAGTATTACAGGCAAATATGCAGGAACATATGCTAATGAAGTACCAAGAACAGGTAAATGGGGTAGCAAACCAGTTAATTGCACAGTATGGGCCTACTGCTGTACAGTCAGGCGTTGATCCTAATGATCCAAAAGTCATGGAAATGGTTATGGCGCAGGCTGCACAGCAAGTTATGCAAGCTAATCAGGCGATGGCAGCACAACAGCAGGTTCTTTCACCTGAAGCACAGATGGTACAGCTTGAAGGTCAACGTATTTCTATAGAACAACAGAAGGTTCAGACACAAGTAGCTAAAGAGAATGCCAATGCTGCACTAAAGAACCGTGAACTTGATCTAAAAGAACTACAAATTCAGTTGGATATGTTTAAAGAAGGTGCTAATCTCACCAGTAAAACTCAGGAACGTGAAAAAGATCGTAATGCTGAGTCAGCTTTAAAGGCTTTAGATATTCTTATGGACATTGCTAAGACTGAAGCTAATATTGATAAAGATAAAGCATTTAAAGCTGCTGATATGATTACTAAATTTGTACAAGAAGCAAATAAGTAAGGGTTAGATATTTGTGACATTATGGGATGAACTAAACAATCTTCTTAATAAAAAACAAGAAGATATAAAAAATTCTCTTGCATCAGGAAATGTTTCAAGTTACGATGATTATCGGCATGCTGTAGGAATTTATGAAGGACTTGAATGGTCTAAGAGTTGTTTACAGCATATGGTTAAGCAACGTATCTTTGAAGATGATGAGGAGGATTAATAACTACAATGCAATCAGTTGCAATGGAAAAAAGTATTGATAACTCGGACTGGGTTACTGACGAAAAAGAAATAAAGATTGACATGAATAGCCTGCCTGAACTACCGGGTTTTCATATTCTAGTACAGCCAGTATCTATTAAAAAGAAAACAAAGGGAGGAATTATTCTTCCTGATAAGGTAAAGGATGATATTGCTTATCTTACTACTGTAGGAAAAGTTTTAAAGCTAGGTGATTTGGCTTACAAGGATACAGAAAAATTTCCTAATGGACAATGGTGTAAGTCAGGTGATTATGTTTGTTATGGTAAGTTTTCCGGTCAGAAGTTTGTGTACAAGGGTGTGAAACTTTTACTTCTTTTTGATGATCAGATCATTATGAAGGTAAGTGAACCAGCACTACTTGATCCAACATACAACTTATCGAATTAATTTGTATAACTAGAAATACTATAGTAGAATACTAATTCTAAACTATTACAGCGTAAAGTAAAAACTCAGTACTTTTACTTACAACACGTTAGATTCGCTACTAACGGAAATAAAGAAAGGAAGTTAAAAAGAATATGGAACAAGAACAAGAAGAAAATTGGTCAACTATTGATTTAAATGCTAATTCAGATGAAGCTAATAAAGTTGAGTTTGAAATTGAAGGTGAGCAAGACGAGGAAGTAGTCGAAGAAGCTGCTCCTGTTACAGTCCAAAAGAAACAAGAAGATCAGGATGAAGTACAGGAAGAACAGCCTGAAGAACTTGAAGGTGTAGAAACAAAAGGCGCACAAAAACGTATTCGTCAGTTAATTCGTCAACGTAAGGAACGTGATGAAGAACTGGAACGATTACGGGATGAAGTAGGTAGTCTTCGTAACTCAGTTAAGGAGCGAGACACACAGCTTTCAAGTTCATTGAAGAATACAATTGATTCAACTGAATCAAAACTTGAAACAACTTTAAACAACGCACGAGAAGTTTACAAGCAAGCTGCTGAAGCTGGTGATGCAGAACGTATGTTAGCAGCACAAGAATCAATGAGTAAAGCCTATGCAGAAATGACACAGGTTCATCAACAACGTAAGGCATGGGAAGAATATAACGAACAAGTTAAACGTAGTCTTGCACTACAGCAAGAGCAAGCACAAAAACAAACACCGCAGTACGATCCTAAAGCTGTAGACTGGGCAACAAAAAATCCTTGGTTTGGTCAGGATCAGATTATGACTGCTGCTGCGCTTACTCTTGATCAGGAACTAAAGAATGAAGGTTATGATCCTTCAGATGATGATTTCTACGAGGAAATTGACGTTCGACTACGACGCAAATATCCTCACAAATTTCAAACTGAACAAGCAGTAGTTCAGACTGAAGCACCTCGATTGCGGGATACTCCGTCAAATTCCGCTCAAGTAGTAGCAGGTTCGTCACGCACACCTAAAACCTCTAACTCTAAAAACAGAGTAAAGCTAACCCAAGAAGATGTTCGGTTAGCTAATAAATGGGGGATAACACTTGAAAAATATGCTCAAGAAAAGCTAAAGGTCGAACAGGCCGATGGCGAGTACACAAGCATCTAACCAGCGTGGATGAGAAGGGACAATGATAAATACAATGACACGGAATATTGAATCACGTACAGCATCAACAAGGGAAAACAAATCACGTAGGACTTTTGAAGAACCTAACTGGCTTGACATTCCTGAAACAGTTCGTCAACGATTTTCTAATGAAGGCATGTCTCTTCGTTGGATACGGATTACTCTCAAGGGTAATGACGACTACCAGAATATGGGAAAGCGTACAGCAGAAGGTTGGGAAGTAGTCAACTCTGAAGAAGTACCTGAAATGATGCACTCTTCTTTCGTGAGGGAGACAGGACGATATACAGGAGCAGTCTGTCGTGGGGACTTGGCTTTGGCAAAAATGCCAACTGACCTAGCTGAATCTCGTCAAGAGTTTTATGAAAACAAAAGTAGAGAAGCGGTAGATGCAGTGAATGCTCAACTAATGCGTAGTTCAGATTCACGTATGCCGATCTCTAACGCAAGCAGGACAAAAGTTACTAGAGGAAAGGCAGCTTCTTTCCAAGATTAAAAGCTGTTTTACTTTCCTTTACTTTGTCATAGTATTTACTTAACGAGAAAGGATAAAAGTGTTATGTCTACTACAAAAGCACTAAGTGGTTTCCGTCCTTCCCGCATCCGTGGTTCAGGTGTAAATAGTACAGGTGTTAGCGAATACCGTATTGCTTCAGGGACTACAGGAAATATCTTTACAGGTGATCTTGTAAAGAACGTGGACGGAAATATCGAAGTTATCACCAGTGCAGATAATCGCACTGTTGGTGTATTTATGGGTTGTAACTATGTTCAGGACGGTGTACCAAAATGGTCATCTTACTGGCCATCAGGCACGTCCACTACAGATGCTCGTGCAATGGTTATGGATGATCCACAGGCTACCTTCATTGTACAAGCAGATGCTTCCGTAACTGTAGGTGATATCAATAGCCAAAACTTTGATGTTACTCTAGGTTCAGGTTCAACTTACACTGGCCGTTCCGGCTTTGGCATTCAGGCAGCTTCACGCACAGGTGCTTCAGCTATGGTTCGTGTTATCAGTGTTCTTCAAGAACCGGGCAATAACATTGACGTTGCTACTGAGCGTGCTTTCCCTAAACTGGAAGTTCGTCTAGTACAGAATGTTGATGCTTATGTTACAGTTTCTGTAGCAAGCTAACCCGGGAATGAAGAGAAAGGATAATTAAAAATGGCTATTAATCGCGCTAGTATTGCTAAAGAACTTCTTCCCGGACTAAACGCAGTTTTTGGAATCGAATACACAGATGTGGATAACGAACATGCTTCGCTATTCGACGTAGAAAATTCTGATCGTGCGTTTGAAGAAGAGGTTCTGTTCACCGGCTTTGGTTCAGCACCAGTTAAAGGTGAAGGTGCAGCCGTTCAGTATGATGATGCACAGGAAGGTTATACTGCTCGTTACACACACGAGACAATCAGCCTTGCTTTTGCTGTCACTGAAGAAGCTATGGAAGACAACCTTTATGATACATTTGCCAAGCTCCGTGCCCGTGGTCTTGCCCGTGCTATGGCTAATACCAAGCAGGTAAAAGCTGCTGACGTTTTCAATAACGGCTTTAGCTCTTCCTATCTTGGCGGTGACGGTGTTGCACTATTTAGTGCCGCACACCCAACCGTAGGTTCTGGTAATCAGTCTAATACTTTAGGTGCTACTGACCTTTCTGAGGCATCCCTTGAGACTGCTCTTATCACCATTGCAAAGGCAAAGGATGATCGTGGTATTCTAATTGGTCTACAAGCAGAATCACTACACATTCCTCCTGATCTAGCATTTACTGCTGATCAGATTCTTAACAGCACACTAAGCACCACAACTGTTACCAACAGCACAACTGGTGTAACAAATACGAATGACATTAACAGCATTCGTAACCAAGGTCTAGTACCCGGTGGTTTCTTTGTAAACCGTCGCTTCACTGACACTAATGCTTGGTTTATTAAAACTGACTGCCCCAACGGCACAAAGATGTTTGTTCGTGCACCTCTACAGACAAAGATGGAACCTGACTTTGATACGGGTAATCTTCGTTACAAGGCACGCGAACGATACAGCTTTGGCTGGTCCGATTGGCGTGGTTTCTATGGTGCTTCAGGTTCTTCCTAAGTTCTAACCATAGCTAACTATGGATTGGGGTGAGAGGAGAATATTTTATTATTTTCTTTTCACCCCTTTCTTTTGTATTTGTAATAAGTAAGGTATAATAAAACTTGCTTTTACTCTTAACTAGATAACAACAGGAATTTTCTATATGACAACAACTTTAAAGCAAGGTTTTGTAACTGGTAGTGGAGCAGTTCTGGATGTTACATCTAGTGTAACTGTTAGTGATACTCGTGTTCGTTCCATTTTTGCTACTGGTGTAGGAACATTTCTTATTACAGGTACATCAACTGATGATTACGGTAATGTACAGGGAAGCAATATAAAATTTGTTCAGACAACAAATTCAGATGCTAATGAAATTTTCTTTACTGATCTTGGTATTCGTATGAATGGTGTAGTTAAAGTTTCTGCGCCAACCTCTACTGCTACAGTAGCATTGTTCTATGGCTAATTATACTTTTCTCGTTAATGATATTATCCAAGCATGTGAGAATGACTCTTCGGAATTTGAAAGTTATATTCCGAATATGGTCAACCGTGCCGAGGAAAGACTTACAAAAGATTTAGACGATTACGGTTTAGTAACTTATACTTCAGTAGCTGTAAGTCTAAACAATAATATTGTTACTTTACCTACAGGAACACGAGTAGTAAAAAATATTAATATTACAAGCAATGGAACAAAAATTAATTTACTTCAAAGAACGGATGAATATATAAATGACTATTGGCCTGTTTCAGCTTCTACTGGTGAACCAAGATACTATTCACCTCGTAATAACTCTACCGTTTTAATTGCTCCTACTCCTGCTTCAACATATTCAGGACAGGTAGTACACGTATCTAGACCTACTACTTTAAGTTCAGTCTCACCAACAAATTATTTTACTGATTATTGTTATGATCTTTTGTTTAACTCTTGTATGATGGAAGCAATGATGTTTCAAAAAGACTATCCTGCAATCAGTGTTTTTCAACAGCGGTACATAGAACTTCTTGATCTACAGCGCAACCAAGCACGGCGTACTCGTCGTGATGATATGCAAACACCTGCCAGTCCCGCTGGTGCAGACAATCCTTTACTTGCTAATTCAACTTAATAGGAGATTTAATTATGTATTCTAATAAAAAGAAAATGATGAAATATTCAAAAGGTGGTGCAGTTACCCTTCAGCAAGAGTTAGCTATGGGAGGTTCGTCTAAATCTCCTAGTAAAAGTAAAATGAAAAAAGCCAAACCTTCTTCTAGTGGTTGTAATCGGTTATACTAAAATGCCATTAAGAAAGGGTAATAGTCAAAAAGTTATTAGTGAAAATATCAGAACTGAAATAAAATCTGGTAGACCACAAAAGCAAGCTATTGCTATTTCCCTTTCTAAAGCTGGTAAATCTAAACCTAAAAAGAAAAAGTAATATGGTAAATACCTATACTAAACCCAGCTTGCGAGAACGATTAAAGAATAAAATAATGGCTGGAGACAAGGGTGGTAAACCCGGTCAATGGTCAGCTAGAAAAGCACAGTTACTTGCAAGTGAATATAAAAAAACTGGTGGTGGGTATAAGTCAGGTCCAACTAAAAAACAGGAAAGTTTAAAGGCTTGGACAAAACAAAAGTGGCGCACTAAATCTGGTAAACCTTCAATTCAAGGAAAGGAAGCAACAGGAGAAAGATACTTACCTGAAAAAGCAATTAAGTCTTTATCTTCTTCTGAGTACGCTGCAACAACTAAAGCCAAGCGTGCAGGAACTAAGTCAGGTAAACAGTTTGTAAAACAACCTAAGAGTGTTTCACAAAAGGTACGTAAGTATAGAAAGGAAAAGTAATATGGCACTCTCTGATTCTGAACGTGATAAACTAAAGCGGTATGGTCTATCAGGTTTAAATAGTCCTAAGCGTACACCAGACCACCCTACCAAAAAAGGTATTGTTGCGGTAAAGGAAGGTAGTGGTGTAAAGGTTATACGCTTTGGCGATCAGAAGATGGGTCATAATTATTCTCCTGAAGCACGTAAATCTTTTAAAGCAAGACACGCCAAGAATATTGCCAAGGGTAAAAGTAGTGCAGCTTATTGGGCTGACAAGTTCTTTTGGGCAGGACCAAGTGGATCAAAGAAAGAACCACCAAAGGGACAGAAGTTAGTACGTGGCAGAAAGAAAACATAATGATAAGTCGTTCAAGCATTTCTCAACAGATTACTAAACCTCCCAAGAAAAAGAAGAAAGCTATTAAACGTAAAGTTAAAAGGAGCAAAAAATAATGGCTAATGAATATACATATAACTGGATTAAAAACCCACGCACACAAGAAGACGTAATTAAGATGACTGGTAAACCTACTGGTCAGGGTTTTGGTGCAGCACGAAAAGGTCCACAAGTAAAAGGTACTCCTCACGATGTAGTCTGTAAGCATGAACCGGGTAAAATTGTAGAGTATAACGACTAAGGATAGTTTCTATGACTACCAGTGGAACATATAACTTTTCCCTTGATATTGATGAAGTTATTCAAGAAGCAATGGAAATGATTGGTGGTGAGCAGACACTAGGTCATGATCCTAAGTCTGCCCGTCGTTCAATTAATCTTCTGCTTCAAGACTGGCAGAATAGAGGTATTCTTCTATGGACTACAAATACTACTGTAGTTTCCGTAACAACAAGCGTTACTGCTTATGATCTTGATTCAAGTATCATAGATGTAACTGAGGCAGTATTGACCAGAAATAATACTGATATTCAAATTCAACGTATCTCATATGAAGAATATCTTAAAATTCCAAACAAGGGTCAGACTGGTAGACCTTCTCAATATACTATTCGTAGAGGCAGAGACAATCCTACTTTGTATCTTTGGCCTATTCCTGAAAATAGTACAGACACTTTAAAGCTAGAACAAGTACGTTATATACAGGATGTAAATAAGTCTGCTGTTCAAACTGCTGATATTTCCCGTCGTTTTCTTCCCTGTCTTACTATTGGGCTATCTTACTTCATGTCAATGAAACGACCGGGTATTGATGCAAATCGTATTCAATTTCTAAAACTTGAATATGAAGAACGCCTTGCTAGAGCTATGAATGAAGACAAAGAAAGAGCAAGTGCTTATTTTCTACCAAGACTAAATAGAGTATAATATGGCAAGTACCAGACGAGCATTAGGTGTTTGTGATGTATGTGGTTTTGAATATCCTTATAGGTCTTTGATTAAAAATAGTTATGGTTTACTTGTTTGCCCGTCAGACTATGAAGGTAAGTTTGATTTAAAGAATAATCCTCAAAACAAATCTTCTAATTCAAGAGATGACGAGTATATAATAAACTCAAGACCACATGACGAATTAGATATTTATGTTCCAGTAACTGCTTCAGATTGGTTGCCCTCTCAACCTTAATATAAAACAGTAAAGAATTAAGGAATAAAAATGGCAAGTATAAAAAGAGCATATGCCTTATGTGATGTTTGTGGATTTAGGTACAGAAGAAGAGATTTAAAAAAGAATAGTTACGGTATGCTAGTATGTCCTTCAGACTTTGATGGAGCATACGATAAAAAGAATCATCCTCAAAATAAATCTCCTAATGTTAAAGATAACGAGTTTATTAAAAACCCAAGACCACCATCATATATCGAAAGAAATTTAAATTGGGAACAAGCTGCTACTACTTTTGAAGACACAAATAAATATTGGAATATGATTTAATGAGTACACTTACAGGGCAAAAGATAGCCAATACTTATAAGCAGCTTCTGCAAGTAGGTACTGACAATAATGGTTTAACTGCAACTGTACAAACTGTACAGGATGGAGCAGGAACAAACTCGCCTCTGCAACTTAGTAATAGTACGGTTAATATTAATGGAACATTTCAGTTAAGCGGAAGTACATTAACTGCTACTGCGGCTGAGTTAAATGCTATAGCTGATCTAACAGGAACTACAGGCATTGTTGCTGTAAGTGCAGGTCAAGTATATGGTAGAACACTTACTGCTGGTACAGGTGTTTCAATTACAAATGCTGATGGTACTGAAGGTAATCCTACAATTGCTC